AATAAACTTTCTGGGCAATCCGCAACCTCGTCGATCACGCACATATCTAAGTAAATGCCGCGCAGGCTGCTCGGATTTTCTGCGCCTAACAATTGTATTCGAGCGCCGTTGGAAAAGTCTGCGCGCAATTCCGTCTCATTATACTGCATGTCAGGAATGTTTGCGCAGTAGTGTTTTAAGTAGTCCCAGGCCACCAACTTGGCCTGCACCCTGGTTGGTGCAATGTAGGCCAGCCGAGGCCGCTCTTTCGGCTCTAAAATCGCTTGCTTGATTAAATGGTTGATCGCGCAAACCGTTTTGCCAAAGCGTCGATGGCACAAAACAACGTTGAAACGCTCCCCGTCGATCAGCTCATGCAGCTCTGCCTGAAGCGGCCTTGGCGTGTACGGAATCTCAATATTTACATTTTTGGGCATAACGCTCCTGTGCGTTTAAGCTTTTGGCTTTTTCTTCTTAAAACCCTTTTGCATTAGCGAATATGATTTTGGGCTGATCGTGCTTTTGCCTTTTGGGCGGCTGGTTCCAGCCGCTTTTCTGGCGTTTATGTTTGCGTAGAGACCTGGCATTTAATCCTCGTGTGACTGTTCGCCGGACCTATATTTAATATTAAGTCGCGGTCGCTTCTGGGGGGGTGGGGGGTGCTTCGATAGCAGAAAAACAAAATGTTTTTCGGCGGCATTAAGCACCAGGCTGCGGACTGGCCGCTGACAATATCCCCTAACCCGTTGATATTGCTGGACAAACCGTCAGGCTATGAACCTGACATGCCTACATGTTCTTGATCTGTTCACGCTCCGCGCGCGCGATCCGCGTCAGCAATGTCTTCAGACAATCCGTTATCAGCTCGCTCACCTTCACAACAATCCTGCACCACACGCTTACATGCATCGCATTGCACATGTCCGTTAACGTGGCTGAACCGTGTCTCTGCACCACACCAAGGGCATGGCTGTATGATATTCCTAAGACACTTCAACAACGCTACTTCCCCAGGTCAATGTGATACCTGATGGCGCATCGCTGTCATCCTTTCGAACGCGTAAGCCTTGGCTCTGTACCTGCCTGATGAACTTATCTTTGTAGTCTGCCTCAAGCCTGCGACGATTAACTTCAGCGGACGCAAGCTTGGGATCGTCTGGCAATGGCATCTCAATCAAATCAATGATCTCATCTCGCAACCGCTCGGCACGTACCGCCTGCGCTTTGCGGTACAGATCGTAAGCATCCTCATTTTCTTGGATGTGACGCAGCACTGTGCGATCAGATGGAAGCTTGGCATCCTCACGGCAGATGCGAGCCAACGACCTGCCTTCGGCCATCAACTGACATATCTTTTCAAACACAGACTTTTTTATGCGCTCACGCTTTGCCACGGTGACCTCAAAAGAAAGCCCCGGCGCAAGGCCAGGGCAAGTTGACAGGGAAGAAAAACGATTGGACTTGTCCAACGTTAATAAAAACATACCACATTTCGTACGTTTGGCAAACGTTTTCGTCTATATTTTGTACCATAATTCCATGATGGCTTGCTCAAACCTACGCTTCACCGTCTGCGCATGCATGCCCGTTAACTTACCGATCTTCGTCCAAGCAGGCCCACGCGTCCTGCGCGCCGCTGAGTGCGCAACAGCCCATACCAATTTTCGGTCAGAATCGTCCATAATTTGTGTCATGTCCAACGCCTGATCGTAATCACCAATCTCTTGAGTATTTGCCCCGCCAACCGTCAACACTGCATCGTTGTAACCATACGCCAGTTCTGGGTCATCAGCGTAAGTAGGCCAGCAACCTTTAGCTCTCAAATCATAAGCCCTTGGCAACTTGCGTTCAGTCTTCGCAGCTTGGAAGAAAAGCTCAATCAAATCGTCAACACCATTAATCTTCATAATCCTACCTCCCCACTATAAATGTTGATTCGGACACCGCATTCCCGCAACCCTATAGGGTTTTGCGGTGTTTGCGGTGTGTACTCCGCATACCCGCGCACACCGCTTTTCGGTGTTTGCGGTGTTTGCGGTGTTTGCGGACCCATAACCAAACGCTGCGAAAACTAAATATATCTGACGAATGGTTCTGTTTATCCGCGTACAAATCATACGAAAGTGATCCATCTGACCAGCGTATCCATGCAGATATTGGTACTGGTTTAGACATCAGATATTGCCCAGATGTGAGTTTCATCACGCATCAAAAACTCATCTGCAACGAGGCCATCTAACGCCCTATTGAACGCTGTAGATTTGTGCTTTGGATCGTTTGTCATGCGAGCGTATGCACTGTGGCGCAGTTCACTCTCAACAATCACACGCACTGTAGGCCCATTGGCACCTAACACCTGCCGAGATGGTGCGCCAGACAACAGTTGTTGTGCGACGTTGAATAAAAGCTTTTGCTGCTTGCCATTCGGCCTGCGCTCTCGCTTGCGCCCACTTGGTGCATCCTCTTCGGTCACAACACAGCTCGTAACTGCCTTGCCACGTTGATTATGCCCCAGCTCTATAACTTCAAGCCCGAAATGAAACTCACCTTCACACTCAATCTCACGCTGTTTAGACACTGTAGCAGTACTGACGTTGTTTGATTTCTCAATCTCGATCTCTGTGTCCGTTGCAGCGCGCAGCGCTGAACTGCCCCTGGCACCTGCTTCCTTAGACTTGCCACTATGGTGAATAAGCATAACGTGCGCGTTTGTTACTTGTCTCAGCCGATCAGCATTTTTAATCACAGCATTCATATCTTCTGCCGCGTTCTCGTTACCAACCATTACGCGCGCCAGCGTATCGATTACGACCAGCGCAACGCGGCCATAATTCTTCTTCGCCAATCGGACTGTGTTGATCAACGTATCAATGTCACCTTCGGGATCACTCATGTTCACACTCGTTGGCAACACACCAAACGGTATGCCATCAACAATGCCATGCTTTTGCTTAAACGCTGCCACGCGGTTTTTGATGCCATGCGCGCCCTCCGCTGCAATGTATATGACGCCACCTTGCTCTATTTCTCGGTCACGCCAGCGCGCGCCTATCGCAACGTGCAACGCCAGGTCTGATGCAAAGAAAGTCTTGCCGCAGTTGGATGGTCCGTACACCACTGACATCGCACCGCTGATAAGCAGATTTTCAACGAAATCATCTGTTGCGAGAGACGCTGTGATTTGATCAGCATTGATCAATTCGAAAACATTGCTCTCATCAATGATATCAATGATCGGGTCTTGAATTATTGCATATGAGTTAAGCTTCTCGATTGATATCTCGTTACCTGCATCGAGGTAGTCACTTACATCTGATTTGGCTGGCATGCCTGCACAAACATCACACACACGAATGCTTTGCGCGACTGGATGCACTGCCTCAATGATTTTAGGCGTACGATCTGAACCTGCTTTGTCGTTGTCTGGTATAATATAGACGCGCTTGCCTTCGAAATACTTGCTGAGTTCAGCCTGCCAATTGCCAGCCCCTTGCATATTAGTTGTGGCAACTATGCCTAACTCGGCCAGCCTGTCCGCGTCCTTCTCACCCTCAACAATCACCACGTAATCAGAAGCTATTAATTCATTTAGGCGATATGGAACCGTCTCAACGCCTTTGATCGACCAAATCCATTTATCCGTATTGTTTGGATCAGGTCGCCTGGGCCTAAAATCTTTAGGTAAAAACCTACACACCTGCATGTGCAATTCGCCATCAGCATTGTGATAATCATATTTCTTCACAATCATGCGAGGCCAACGAACAGTTGGCTGTTCAATATTTTCGGTCAGGTAACCGCCTTCGCCCAGTTCAAAATCGAACCAAGCTCCGGTGTCAACTTCAACTGATTTGCTGCCCTGCGAACCAAACCGCAATTGGTTTGTTGAACTAAGCCGTGCATTTATTTGCCCAAACTTCTCAACAGCCAATGCGCGCACGTCGCCTTCAAAATGGGATTTCATCATTGAGATCATCCAATTTTTTAATGCGACCTGTGCAGTACTCATGCACCAAGCATTCACATGCTTGCTGCCATTCCTCTTTCGTCAATTCAACGAGATTATATTTTTGAATGCTTTCAAGATATTCACCCATTGCTTTGCCAGCTTGGCTAACAAGATTTTTTTCAAGCGGTGAGAAATCCATGCTACTTGCTCCATCTTTCCAAAGGTCCAAATGCTTCTTTGAACAAAACCATTCTGGTTCTGCGATTAAGCCAGCCAGCTTTGGTATAAAACCAAAGCCTCGGCTTGATCGTTTACAAATTGCACATAGATTCACTGACGCTCTTTCAGCTTCACGCTCACAACTTCAGTCTC